TTTACAAGATACCACAGATACTTTAACAAATAAAACTTTAACCACACCAACAATAGCATCTATAATAAATGGTGGTACAGTTACAATTCCTTCTGGTGCAGATACTTTAGTTGCTAGAACTTCAGCAGATACTTTAACAAATAAAACTTTAACTACACCAACTATAAATTCACCAATAATTGGCACTGCAATAAATGATGCAAATGGAAACGAAATTATAAAAATAACTGCAAACTCAAATGCTGTAAATGAAATAACAATTGCAAACGGTGCGTCAATAACAGGTCCTACAATATCAGCAACTGGTTCCGGAACAAATTTAAATTTACGTCTTGCATCAAAGGGAACTGGATCTGTTAGTTTATCAAAAGCATCTTTTACATCAGCTACAATTACAGCAAATGGCGCAGCAAATAGTGCTGTAACATATATAATAGGAAATAAAGCTTCTCCTCTTGCTGTAAGTTTAGCAGATGGAACCACTGTTGGAGAATACAAAATATTTACAAATAAAGGAGCAGGCGTAATGACTGTAACTCCTTCAAATTTTTCACAAGGAACAACGTTTGCACTTGCACAAAATGATGGATGTACTTGTATATGGGACGGGTCAAACTGGTCTCTTATAGGTAATCAAGGCGAAGTGACAGTAGCATAAAGGAATAAGATATGGCAGCGATAATTACAGACTCTTTTAAGAAACAAATAGTTCAAACCGTATTTGATGAAGTTTCTTTTCCAGATTCAGCATCAACACATAGGTATTATATAGGAATAGGTAGATCCGAGCAATGGGATGATAGCGAAAACATTCCTACAGTTACAGACACACCTAGAACTATAAGAAATTTAAGAGCTGGATTACAATCAATAAAATCTGCAAATGATGTAACTTTTACTATACCAAGATATAATTGGTCTTCTGGGGCAATATATTCAGCATATGATGATGCTTTAGCATCTATTCCAGCAGTAAACAGCTATTACGTTCTTACTGAAGATAACCAAGTATATGTGTGTTTACAGCAAGGAAAATCATCAACCGGTGCAGCAACTACTTCTACAATTAAGCCAACAGGAACATCTACAAAAGCTTTTAAAACTGCAGATGGCTATGTTTGGAAGTTTTTATATACATTAAGCGCAACGAGAGCAAATAAATTTCTTTCAGCAAATTTTGTGCCAGTTGAAAAAATATTAGATTCAGCTACACTAGGAAGAGCTCATACAGTTTTAGAAGGTCAACAGCTTTTAATACAAGACGCAGCAGTTCCTGGCCAAATTATTGGTATTAATGTGACAAACGGCGGTACAGGATATACAAGTGCACCTATTGTAACAATAAACGGTGATGGTGTTAGAGCAGCAGCAACTGCAACTGTGTCTGGTGGAACTATAACAAAGATAGAATTAGATTCAAGTGCTGATAGTGGCCTTACAATGGGTCAAGGTTATAATTTTGCTAGTGTGTCACTTACTGGTGGTGCCGGTTCAAATGCTACTGCGCGTGTAATATTAGGACCAGATAGTGGAATGGGTAGTGATCCAAGAGATGAATTTAAATCAACATCATTAATGTTTAATACAAAACCAAATGGAATTGAAGATAGCAATTTTATAGTAGGTCAAAATTTTAGACAAGTTGCTCTAATAAGAGATCCTAAAAAACCTACTACAGACTCTGATTTTTCAAATTCAAGTGGTAAAGTTTTAAGATTTTTAAAATTGCAAGCTACAGCAAATGTTGGCTTTTTAGATGCAACAATAACAGGTGGAAACTCTGGTGCTAAAGCTTTAGTTGATGAAGTTGCTGGCGATAAATTATATTTTCATCAAACAGAAGATACTGGATTTTTAGATTTTCAAGAAGAAGAAGGTATTTCTGGTGGTGGTCAAACTGGCACACTTGTTACAGAAGGAACCGACGCAGACTCTGATGCATTTACACGAGATGACGTTAATAAACTTTCTGGAAAAGTATTATATATAGAAAATAGAGCACCAGTAACGCGATCAGCTAATCAAACAGAAGATATAAAAGTTGTGATAACACTTTAAGGATATAAAATATGGCTACTACACTTACAAATTCAGTCTTTAATACAACTTATAAAGATGATTTTGCTGACAGCGCAGGATTTCATAAGATACTATTTAATTCAGGTAAGGCATTACAAGCTCGTGAGTTAACTCAACTACAAACAATATTACAAAATCAAATACAAAGATTTGGTGATAATGTATTTAAAGAAGGCGCGGTTGTTAAACCAGGTGGTGCTAATATAAATCCAAAATATGAGTTTGTAAAATTAAATACTACTACAAATACTCTTCCAACTGATACGTCTTCTATAACAACTCCAGCAAGTAGTGCCAATATTTTTACAGGGGCCACATCAAGCATACAAGTTAAAGTCTTACAAGTAGTTACTGCTACTGGTTCCGATCCTGATACTCTCTATATTCAATACATGAATACAGTATCAACTTCTGGAACTTCTACTCCTAGATTAAGCGCAGGTGAAAATATAACTAATGGTACTGTTACTTTAACAGTGCAGTCAATTAATACAACATCTAATCCAGCAACAGGTGTTGGAATACTTGCAACACTAGCTTCCGGAATATATTATGCAAGAGGACATTTTGTTTTTACAGAAGACCAGTCAAAGATTATTTCAAAGTATAGTGATAATAAGACGACTAATCTAGGATTTAAAGCAGTTGAAGATGTTGTGTCAGCAATTGACGATAACTCATTATTTGATAATCAAGGAGCAGCACCTAATTTAACTGCGGCTGGTGCCGATAGATATAGAATTAGATTAACAATAACAGAAGAATCTGATGTAGATTCAGATGAAAACTTTATACATGTTGCGACAATTAAAAAAGGTCAAATATTTAGTGCAATAGATATTAATAGCGCTTATAATATCCCATCTGATGTAATAGCTAAAAGAATAAATGAAAATTCTGGTGATTATATTGTAAAACCTTTTACAGTAAAATTTCAATTAGATTCAGAATCTACTCATCTAAATTTATCAGTAAGTCCAGGAACTGCAGTTGTAGATGGATATAGAGCAGCAACTACATTTCCTACAACACTGCGTATAACAAAACCAAGTTCATCACTTGAAATTACAAATGAAGTAACACCAATAGATTATGGTAATGCCATTGTGGTTAATACTGATAGCGCCGGCGCAAATGATGGAATACCTAATATAAGCACCTTTCCAACATTAAATCTTAGAGATGGCCACAATTATGCTGGAGCAACTATTGGAACTGCAAGAGTTAAAGCTATAAATCATTTTGAAAATAAACTTAAATTTCATATGTTTGACGTTCAATTAAATAGTGGAAAAGCTTTTAGAAATGTTAAAAGTATAGGAACAGGCGCTTCTGAATATTTTAATGCAGAATTAGAAAATGGTAAAGCTGTTTTAAAAGATCCGTTTAACAATACTTCTTTATTTGCAGTAGGTAAATCTAGGCCTAAAGCAATTACAGATATATCATTTGCTGTACAACGTAGATTTACCGTAACCACAAATGGCTCAGGACAAGCATCTATAAGCTTATCTGCAGGAGGCGAAACATTCACTAATGTTAGTGACTGGATTATAGGAAGTGATAGTAGTGTCATTTATCCTAGTGCGTTATATACTAATCCATCAATTAGCGGTAATGGTTCAACTGCTTCAACACTAACCGGTTTACCTGCAAGTCAAAACGTTGAAATACTTGCTTATGTTAATAAAGGTTCCCCGTCAATAAAAACAAAGACATTAACAACTAGGACGGAAGTTTTAGCAGGAGGAACATCTATAACTTTAGGTAAAGCTGATATATTTGATATAATCGAAGTAATAAAAGCAGGTGACAGCGATACTAATCGAAATAAAATATTTAACTTAGATAATGGCCAAAGAGATAATCATTATGCTTTAGGAAGCATAAGTCTGAATTCTGGCTTATCTGCAGTTGATAGTTGTCAAATAAAATATCGTTACTTTGAGCATGGTGTTTCCGGAGACTTCTTTGCAGTTAATTCATATAATGGTCAAGTAACTTATGATCAGATACCAAAATTTACTACATCTGCCGGCCAAAGAATTAATTTAAGAAATTTTTTAGATTTTAGATCAGTCATGGATGCATCATCAACGTTTAATACTTCTGGAACAGGTGCGAGAGTAATTGAACTTCCTCAACCTGGAACACTTATTACAAGTGATAATGAATATTATTTAGGACAAGCTGGTAAACTTGTAATTAATAGAGAAGGTATTATAAATTTTATTCACGGCATGCCATCTTTTACACCAGCTACTCCAAACAAACCGGAACAGTCTTTAGCGTTGTATGATATAGGAATGGGTGCAAATACTGATAATGACTCTGACGTTACAATTGCAAAAATAGAGCATAGACGTTTTACTATGAAAGACATTGGAAGATTAGAAAAAAGATTAAGCAATCTTGAAGACGTTACAGCGTTAAGCTTATTAGAAGTTGATACTAAATATTTTCAAACACTAGATTCTTCTGGTAATGATAGAACTAAATCAGGATTCTTTGTTGATAATTTTAGTGATCATACTTTTACTGATACACGAAGATTAATTTCTGGATATAGAGCAGCTATTGATCCAGTAGAACAGCATATGAGGCCAGCTTTTTTAGAAGACAATATAAGATTATTATATGATTCTGACGCATCAACTAATACTATACGTAAAGGTGATAACGTTTATATGGAATACGATGAAGAACCATATATTAATCAAAACTTAGCTACAAAATTTGTTCATCTTAATCCTTTCGCTGTAATTATTTATGAAGGGTTAGTTACTTTATCTCCTGCTTCAGATGAATGGAGAGATGTAAATAGACTTCCAGATAAAATTATTCATGGTGGAACACGTCTTGCAACTAATAACGCCAATAACTGGAATAACTGGTCCTGGAGTTGGTCTGGAATACCTGTAGAAAATTTACAAGTAGGATCTAGTACTAACACACAAGGCGGTGTGGTTAATAGAGTTGTAAGTGAAGAAACAATATTAGATTTAGTTGAAGATAGAGTTTTGCAAACTGCGTTTTTACCATTTATGAGATCGCGTAAAGTTCATTTTAAGGTACAAGGAATGCGTCCTAATACACAAATATTTCCAGTACTAGATGGTGTAAATATAGCAGCATTTGCTAGAGAAGAAACATTTCAATTCTATTCAGACACAACAACAGACTTCGGCAATACTTTAAATGGGTTAACAGCGCATCCAGATGGAACAAATACTTTAACAACTGATAATGACGGCACTGTAGAAGGTTCTTTAATAATACCTAATAACGATGCTTTAAGATTTAGAGTTGGTACTAAACAATTAAAATTCTTAGATATCTCAGTAGATAATGAAGAAAATGCTGGTAGTATTGGTCGCGCAAATTATGCTGCACTTGGATTTTTAGATACTAAAGAAGCTACGTATACATCAACTAGACAATTAAATGTACAAGGATTTAATGTACCACCACCTAGATATTATGCTTATGCTGGTGGTGATGGAGGCGAACACGGGCCATCTCCTGGACCTTCTGGCATAAGTTTTTCAGATGATACAGTAGGAAACACTACTGGAACTCATAACACTAGTTATAGTAATGATGTCGGTGACGGTCAAGGCGATAACGGTGCCGGTACCTATATCTGTACTCAACTTTATGGTATGAATGCTATAGATACAGATATATTTAAAATAATGCGTAAGTATGGAATAGGATTAAGAAGAACCGACCCATATATGATGAAAGGCTATGACATTATTGGGCCTTGGTACTCATCTTTATTTGGTAAGCATAAAAAAATGACAAAGTACGGAGTTTGGCTATCAAAATATTATAAAGATATAATGGAAAATAATCAATTAACTTTTATGCAAAAAGCGCATGAACTGATACTTGCTAAAACATTAGTAAGACCCCTATATAGAGTGATAGGATTTATTTCAGATATAAAAAAGAAAGTAAAATAAATGGCAGTAACTTCAACAGGGTATCAACTCAACAAACAACCTATAGCACAGTCATTTTTTATTGATGAACCAAATGGGATATATGTAACAAAAGTAGATTTATTTTTTGCTACAAAAGATGAAAGTCTACCAGTTCAAATACAATTACGTCCAATAGTTAATGGATTGCCGTCAGACACAGAAATTATTCCTGGATCTCAAGTTGTTGTTGCAGCCAGTAGTATAAATGTAGATTTAGTTGGACCAGATTTAACTTCTACTTCGTTTACATTTCAAGAACCTATATTTTTAAAAGGTTTAGAAGATTATGCTTTAGTAGTAACTGCTGATTCTAAAGATTATCAAATCTATATAGCAGAAATAAATGAATTTACATATGGATCAACTGAAAGAAGAGTTAATAAACAACCTACGTCTGGTAGTTTATTTTATTCACAAAATGGAGTTACATTCACTCCTGCACAAAATCAAGACTTATCTTTTGTTTTACATAAAGCGAAATTTAAACATTCAAGCGCAATAATAAGACTTAACAATGCACCTGTCCCTAAAAAATTATTAGGAATAGATCCTATTACCACTACTGCATCTGATGCTACAATAAGAATATTTCACTTAAATCATGGATTACAAGTTGGAGATACAGTGGTAATAAGTGGAGCCGTTGCAGTAGGAGGATTGTCTGCAGCTAATATAAATGGAAGTAGATCAATTACTGCTAGAGATTTTACAGGTTATACTGTAGAAGCTGGAGCTAATGCTACCAAAAATGTTAAAGGTGGAGGAAGTTTAATACAAGTCACTAAAAATATACCTTATAGCCTAATATATCCAAGTGCTGCTACACTAGAGCCAAAAGGAACTACTATTACTGCATCAATTAGATCTACATCTGCTAGATCTTTTGCTGGATCAGAAACAGCATTTCAAAAGACATCAGCTTTTAATGGTGTTAAATTAAATGAAAATAATACTGCAACAATTATGAAGTTAGTAGCAAATGCTACGTCGGAAGCTAGTGAACTTGGATCAGGCGTAAAATCTTTGGATATGAATTTAAATATATCTACTATAGACGATAACGTCGCACCTATGTTAGATTTACAACGTACTTCAGCAACTTTAATAGCTAATAGCATTGATAAACAAGCAGCTGGTGCAGCTACTGGGTTTAATGTACCGTTAGTTTATGTTGATGAAGCTGGACCAAACGGAAGTCATGCTGCTAGACATTTAACAAGAGTTATTAATTTAGAATCTGATTCTGTAGGTCTTAGAGTTTTACTAGAAGCAAACGTTCCAAATTCATGTGACTTTCAATTATATTTTAGAACAGCAACATCAGACGAACTAATTCAAGAGAAAAATTTTACTTTAGTTACATCAGAGAACACTAATCCTAAAGATTCTAATCCTCGTATTTTTAGAGAGTATAGATATCTTATAGGAGGGCAAGGTGGACACTTACCTGCTTTTACTAAGTATCAATTAAAAATTGTTATGCAAAGTACAAATCAGGCGCTTGTTCCTATATTTCAGAGTTTAAGATCAATTGCATTGAGTGTATAATATGGAACAGATAAAAGTTGAAGGTCATTACGGTTATGTTAGAGATAAAACAGGTGCAATATTGAATGTCAATAAAGAAGAAATTAAAGCTGCTCAAAAAAGAAAAGCAGAAAGAAAAAAACAAGAAAACCAAATTGATGATTTAAAGAATGAAGTAAGTGATATTAAAAAGATGTTAACACAGATTGTAGAGAAATTAAATGGCTAAAACTATAATAAATTTATCTGACCCAGTATCAACATTAGTTTCTAAAACTAATATAATATCAAATCACTTAGGTGATATAACTCAGTTAAATGTTGGATCTGCTAATGACTCTGACATAGTACAAGCAATTAACTTTGTAAATGGCATAGTGCAAAAAACTGACTCTGCAGGTATCATTAATCTTATAGACTCAAACTATGTTCAAGCAAGACAAACTGGAATAGCACGTTCTTCAACACTTGCATTTTTTATAAAAGATAGCGCAAATGGTATAGGTCTTGATTCTTCAGAAGGAAGATTCTTTATTCCTAGTAATACAATAAACACTGCAATGATTGAATCTACTGCAATCACAACAGCAAAAATTGCTGGCAGCGCTGTGGATGGAACAAAAATTGCTGCTGATGCAGTTGATGGAACAAAGATAGCTGATAGCTCTATTAACTCTGAGCATTATGTAAATGGTTCTATTGATAGAGAGCATTTAGCTGGTGATATTATTGATGGAACAAAAATTGCTGATGATGTTATTAATTCAGAGCATTACGTAGCTGGATCAATTGACTCAGATCATTTAGCATCTAATTCGGTTACTCAAATCAAAATAGCAGATGACGCTGTAGGTTCAGCAGAATTAAAATCTTTATCAACTCTTCTAATTAAAGATTCATCAGGCACAACTCTTAAAACAATACACGGTGCAGGTGCTTAATCATGACAGTTAGATCGCCGTTATATTGGGATGGAAGTGATCTCAAAGAAATGTCTTCGGCCATGATTACAGAAATAGTCGATAGAACAGTATATCTTTATGGAAGCAATCCTAGTGCAAATGTTACTGTTGTTAGTAGTGGTGGAAATATATCGCCAGGCATGACAGATACAAGAATGACTGCTGGTGCTTACAGAACATTTGTCAATAGATTTCCAACTGA